CCGACGAATTGCCCGCCGTCGTCCGCGACGTCTTGCCATCTTCCATGATGATCCCGCGAACCAGTTGCACGCCGGTTCCCGTGGCTTCGGCGCTGGACTGGAACTTGAGCATTTCGCCGATGCTGCCGCCCAAGGCATACTGCGCTTCCATGGCCTTGAAGAAAAAGCCATTCTCCCCGGCATCGCCACCCGCTGCCGCCACCGAGAAGGGAATATCCACGACGCTCAGGTTGTTCCAGAGTCGGCCATCAATCGCGTTGTTGGCCGTGGCATTGAACTTCGAGTAGCCTTCCATTGTGGCCTTGGCGGTCAACAGCCCGGGTTTCTTCGTGTGGTAGCTTGCCCCGAATGCCGTATCCTCCACCGCATCCGGCGTGATGCCGATGCCCACCTTGTTCAAATCGCCGGAAATGTCATACTGCGCGAAATACACTTTCGCATCGGTGAGAACAATTTCTCCAGTAGGTCCGCTCATACGGTTTGTACCTCAATAATTTCCCGACACGCTCCGCACATAAAACCTCTCCAGCCCATGCGGCTGGCATCGATGCGCTTCTCTTCCGGATGCCGACACTCCGATGGGGTGGCTTCGCTGCCCCTCGGCATATCGAGCAACCCATCGATCAGGAGAACCGTCGCGGCCATGTGCTCCCGAATTGCCGTCAAGGCTTGCAGTTCGAATTCGCTCATGCCATATCCACCATAAAATCGATGCTGATCCGGTAACATTCCGCCTCGGTATCCAACTGCTCAATCGATTCGCGTTCGCTGTCGATCAGGATGGATTTCACCGATTCGCCGCCGATGCTTCCGGAATATCCATAGAACGCCGACACCATGGCGCTTCGCAGCGTCGTCCGATCCGCCGATGTTGTGGCATAGCCATCCATCTGCACCCGCATATGATGATTCACCATCGTCGGCGTCATGGCATGATCCGGGACACGGCTGATCAGTTGAAACATGATCGCCGGAAGCACAACTTCCTGCGGCAGCATATCGGGATGAAAGCGGGTGGCCACGATGAAATTCAATCCCGCGTTCGCCGTCTTGATCGCGACCATCGCCGTCTGCATGCTCACCCTTCGGCCATCCGTTCATCGAGCATCGGCTCGTCAATCGTGCAGAACTCGGCGGCCGTCACGCATTTGCGCAGTGGGCAGACCTGCTGGATCATGACAATCGGTTCCCACGTTTCCTCACTGCGCCCAATCGTGACGAACAAATCACGATGCGATTCCAATTCCACGGGAATGATGGGAACCATCGGCTTGTCGGAAATTGGCTTCACAGCTTTCCCAGCTCCTTCTCAATCTGCACCGCCAGTTCCTCGCCAATTGCACGGAGCACGTCTTCTTTCGTCTGATCGAAGGCGGGCCGCAAGGTGGGTTCGGCCTTCTGATGCTTGGTGCCAAATTCATTGAAGTTGCCGCGCCATGCCGCTCGCGACGCCCCAATCTTGGCCCGGGCTCCGGTTGCCGTCTGATCGGCCACGGTGACGATGAAATTCTCCGCATATTTGCCCGTGTCTCGAGGCGCGATTTCCGACATGCGCTGGCGCATGATCTCGCCACCCTTGCGCAGGGATCGGGCGATGATGTTTTTCTGAACGCCCAGCTTCAGCGGCAAGCTGTTGAGATTGTCGATCAAGCCGCTCAATCCTCGGATGGCATCATCATTGATGACCGGCATTATTTGACCCTCGATGTGTAAATCATCAAGTCGAACCGATTCTCATCCGCCTGGATGTCGTGAATGTTGAACGACGTATCATTCCAGCGCACTCGCATTTTCAGGGGACTATTGTTCTGATCATCCGTCGGCAGCAGATCTTTCCGGTAGTTCACTGTGAATTTGCGGCTGATCTCGGAATTGATCTGCTTGAGCACATCCATTTCGCGGCCCGTCAGCGATTCCGCCCGCGCCCACATGCCGATTACTTTCACCCATGTCTTGACGGGCTGGCCTTCGGCGGATGCGGTTTCCACCGGACGCTGGATCTCAATCCGCTCTCGCATCAGGCCGATCATGCCACGCTCCGAATCAGCCAGACATCCCATGCGGCTGATGGGAAATATGCGGTCGCGCCGCTGCCATCGGTCACGGCGAACCGTCCCCGATAGGCGCCTTCCACCAGATCGGTCGCATCCGGCGAATAGGTCACCACCCAATTGGTCGAATCCGTGATGGCGACATCGCCGGAAGTATTGACGAGATTCCCTCGATTGTCGCGGAGCACGAGGCTACAGGTCATGCCGACCATGGTGCCCGAGGGCGTTGTCCCGGCTTTTAGCAAATTGAACACCAGGGGATCGGTCCAGCCTTCCACGAGTTCGACAACGGTGCTCATCCTGCCGCCTGACTCGCGATGAGCGCGTCAATCGTATCCTGCGTCGTATCGAAGGAACCGGCGCGAACGAATGCGCCATCCCCACGATTGCGATAATAACTGGCAACTTGCAGCAAGATGGCCTGCCGGAGGACTTGGAATCCCGCCGCATCGGCGGTTGCGAAAGTGCCGCCGCTGCCGGGCGAGGTAATATCCAGGGCCGATCCGACTCCAATCAGATTCACGGCGAAGGCACCGGCCACCGGACTCAGCACTTCATAGACCGTGCCGATCCCGAGCGGCGCCGGTAGGCTTCCACCGCTATTGACGAATTGGAGCCGATCCAGCGCGGCATATGTGCGGCCATAGACCGTGAGGGTATCGGTCGCGGCAACTGCCGTGATCGGAGCCGCCATCCCGGCAATGAATCGAACGGTGACGGCATTATGGATCGAAAGCACCGAAGGCCAGTATTGCGAATAGGCCAGATCGATTTTCGCATTGGCATAGTCGACGGTATAGACCGTGCTGGGGACGGTCTGCGTCAATCCGGCGACATCGACATAGGTGATCGACACCAGCGATACCAGCGGCACCCGCGGCAGATGGATCGAGCCGCCTGCGAAGAAATCCAACTTCAAATCAAATGTGGTCGCGATCATGACCCTCTGCCGGGATCGGCAAGCGCCCGTCGCGGTTTCGACATAATCCCGGGCTGCGGAAATCTGCACGGCAATCAATGAGTCTTCCTCGGTGACATCCGCATCCGCCTTGACATGCGCCTTGGCCTCATTGACCGTCACGGGTTCGGCATAAGGCGGCGTGACTGTCGCAATGCTCCACGACATCGGCGAGGAGTGCGCATGGCTCCAGGTTTCATTCGGCCAGGTGATCATCCGCGTTTTCCTTTTGCAGCCGGTTGCGGTTTCGGCACCGCGGAAGTCGCGGCTTCAGTCGGCGATTTGACGACTTCGAGAAACCCGCGATTCAACCATTCCTGCCGCAAAGTTCCCGGCAATGGCGGACTCTGGAAGACATACCCCACCGGATACTGGGCAAAAGCCAAGCGGACACGCAATAGCATTGGCGATCTCATGATTACCTCCAGACTCGAAAGGGCGGGCCGTCCTTGAAAAACTCGCCCGGCTTCTGATGAATCGTTCCGAAGTCACTATCCGGCCAGCGGATCATCAGTTCGGCGTGCCCGATGGGCACCCGCAGCGCAATATATAAATTGTTTCCCGCATTGCCCCACGACTCCCAGAACTGCACATCCGGGTCCATGGCTTCCGGCCCATGATAGGTGCCTTGGGCATCGAGCTTGCGGATCATCCATGGCTTTGGCAATTCCCGCAGCTTGTCGGCACGGAATAACGTCAGGCCGAAGTGCGCCGTCCGCGCTTTGAGAATCTCGCCATGAACCAGATCCTCGCGGCTGACTTTCTGGATCAACCGGCCTTCGGCATCGAGGGCCGTGAAGATGGGCCGATCATGGTGCCGCGCCGGTTGCACTGGGGCAATCGCATGGGCATGCGGATACCGCCGCGCCAAGTCGATCAAATCCTGGACATGCCGCGCCGTGAAGATGCTGTCATAATCGCAAGTCAGTATAAATTCGGGATCTTCTTCCTTGAGCGCCAATTCAATCCCAACGGCGAGATCCCGTTCCCAATAAGCGCCACCGCTTTTGCGCAGCGAGATCCCCATGGAACTCAGATGAGCGTAGGCGCAGGCCCAGAAATCATTGAAACCCAGCCGAGGGCAACTGATCACTGCCGAGACTTTCGGAATCGGCATTGGCTTGGTGCCCGCCAGATTCAGCGAAATCGGAAGTGCGGCGCAGTCCTCAATCTCGCTTTTCCATCGGCGAATCGAAACCAATCCGTTGTCCCGCATCAGGTTCGCCAGCGTCGACTCATCGAATAACGCCTTGTGATAGTCGAGCGCATCGGTCTGCCCGCCCATGATGAAGGATTGATAAGGCAGTTCGGTTCCGGCGACAAACTGCTCGGCCAGAATCCGGAAATCGGGCACGGCGATCTTGAGCGTGCCGCCTGGAGCCAAGGCGCGAATCCAATCGGCGATGACGAGCGGGATCTCCGCTCCAGAAAAATGTTCAAGGCAATGCGAAGCGCGGATTTCCGATAATCCCTCGGCATAGAGCGGATAAATCGAATCGCCGCGCTTCGCATCCAGTCCGGCGAAGCCGGGAATCTCGGTATCTCCCGAGCCAACATTGACACGCTTGATGTTGGTATCGATCAAGACCTATCCCTCGACCAAAGCGATGCAACCCTGCAAGGTCGCGGTTCCCGACTGTTCGCCGCGCAGCAATTCGCCAAACGCGGTGAGCGTCTGCGTCGTCCGCACATTGATCGTCAGGAACAAATACCGCTGCTTGCCGCGCAGGTCGATATTGAACTTCAACGGCTGGGCCGCCAATGTCGAGTTGGTCTGCGCCGATGGAATTGTGAAGCCGCCGACGCCACCGCCCACGAGCTTGGTGATATCGGTGGCGGAAGCGGCCGTGGTGGTCGCCCCTGCACTGATCTTCAGCGCCGAGGGACTGTTGCTGGATGCTGCCGTGGATGTCAGGGTGACAGCCAGGGAGCAGAAATCATATCCCAGCGTATCGATGCGGCAGGTGACGGTTTCGCCAACAGTCGAGGACACGCTGGCGAGTGCCAAATATGGAGAACCTTGTCCTGGATTCATTATCTTCCTCCCTTACTCGCCGATGAGCGCAACCAACGGCCCAGCCGTCGCGGTGTCGCCGATATCATGAACAACAATGTCAAAGCGTTCGGTGCCTCGAATCGCGATCTGATCGGATTCAAAGTAACGATCCATGCTGGTGGCGAGAGTCACGCCGCGCCGGGTTCCCATCGACATGGCGGCACTGGGTGAGCCGAATAGCAGCATGCACTTGTCGGATAAGTCGCCGGTCGTTGTCGGCATGGCTTGGGATTTGTAAACCGGATAGCCCAGATAGGCATCCATCATCCGGCCACCCAAATTGACCTGCGTGTTCCCGCCGGCTGCCGCCAGCAACCGCTGGAAGACGACAGCGTAAGCGGCCTGTGAACAGATCCATCCGCAATCCGGGCGCTGGATGGCATACTGCGGCAGCTTCGCCATCAAGTTCGTCAGGTCGGTCGCGTCGATTTCCGCGAAAGTGTCATGGTTGGTCGCCGCATCGAGGGCGCCGGTATAGGTCGATGTTCCACCCGATACCTGATTCGTGAACTTCGTCACGACGCCCGTGATGCCGTGATACGTTGCGGTGCCATCCCCGTTGAAACCCGCATTGTCTTCCGCCACGGCGAAGGCATAGGCGATTTCCGATGCCAGATCATCGCCGATGTTGATGATCGCATCTTCCGCAATCTCGGAAGAATACTTCGACAGCACGCCCCACTTGCGGGCCGTCAGGTTGACCGCCGTCCATCCCTTTGTGGAATCGGTGATATCGATGGCTTCCCCAATTGCATAAGCCGTCAGTCCGGAAGCACGCCGCGGGATGTTCATCGTATCCGAGGACATCGGACGAACCCGGGCCAGTTGCCGGAAGACGCCATAGGTTTCGCGCAAGTCGATAATGGCTCGCTCGAGCACATCGGGGACGAGGAAGCCGCCCTGCGTGTTCGCGCCTTCGAGCGCCGCGTTGTGGATCATCGGAATGCCATGCTGTTTGCACCACTCCTGCGCACTGGCGCGATTCCAGAGCGTTGCCATGGCCCACATGCCTGCCCTGTAGGCGTCTTCATTGGCATCGACGCCACTGAAGGCTTTGAGCTTCGAATACCGGATTTGATTCGCCGGGACGATGGAGGTTGGCCGATTGTCCGGTTCGCGGACTTGAACCAGCCCGGGGCGAGTGCCCTGAGTGTTCATATCGGCCTGGATGTTTTCGAGTTTGATGTTGCGGGCAATGTCGGCATCGAGGATTTCGATATCCGCCGTCAGGTCATCGAACATCTTGCGCTGCTGATCGGTGAGGGGTTGATCGGGACCGGAGGCGTCAAGGATGGCCTGAGCCAGCTTGACTTTTTCATCGCGTCGTTCGCGAAGGTAAACGCTTTGTCGTTTCATGGATTTGGACTCCCTGCCTCAGCCCAAATCAAAAGGGCGAGGCTATTGAAAAGTTTTCACTCTTCAAAAGTCCCGCCCTCCCGAGAGAACGATCTTTTGATTCCCTGCGATGATTCACCCTCCGGGGGCAGCCGCATCCGGCATCATCGCCAAGGATTTCGAATCAGTCTGTCTTATACGTGATCGGAATTGATAACGTCAAGCGGTTTCGGATTCAGTCGTCACTTCGATTTCCTGCGCGGGTTCGGGAGTTGGTGCGACTTTGCGCTTCTTCTCCTTCAGCGCGCCCGTCACGAGCACATCCATGCAGCGGCCACAAATTCCCAGAATCATGAAATCGGTAATCGAATTGTCACAGAGTTTGCAGTTCATTAAATTTGTCCTCCCATTTATCGTCTGGATATCG